GGACAACCTCACCCCAGTATTTGAACTTGTTCTGGGAGTCGGTGGCCTTCTTGTTGAACTTGGCCTGCCACTTGGCGAACTGCTCATTCGCCTTCTGGAACTTGATCTGGTCTTCGTACGCCTGCTGCTGCGCAGCGTTCTGCTGGCTGGCGCCGAAGATGTTCATCCCGGTGGAGATCGCCCCAATCCCCAGGCTGATCGGATCAAACACCATCAGACCAACCTCCAGAAGGGACGGAACAGCGCACCGCTCGGGCCATACGGCTGAGCTGGCCCCACCTCAAACTCCAGGAACCTCAGCCAGCGGATCGCTTGCCTGTTCTTCGCGTAGACGAAGTTGCCGATTGGTTCCCCCACTCGATCCATGCAGTGCTGCACCCATCCTCGGCCTTTTGTGCACAGGTGCAATCTTCTCTCCTTGGTGGCCGTCAGCTCTGGTGTGCCCAGCATCCAAATCCGATTGCCCACCACACCGGTCATCCCAGCTGGCACGCCGTCCTCAGTGACGATGGCTTGGCATAGCTCGCTCTCGGCCCAGCTGCCCAGCACCGCCTCAGCAGGGTTGGCACGGTGGCTCAACCACACCTCATTGGCGTCCTCATCCCTGAGGTGATGGGCCACGTAGCAGGCCATCTCATCCGTTGGGTCGGTCAGGTTCACTGCATCGCCCTCGCCCTGGTGTGGATCGTTCCCACCCATTCACAGGTGGAGAACTTGCAGGGGTGGGGCGTCATGTTCCTGATCTCCACCATGCACTGCTCACCCCTGCTCATCACTGGGATGTTGAACACGCCCTCGTAATACCGGGCCGTGTTGGTGGTGCCCGGGTCGGGGATCCCGATCTCACTGCCACGCACAGCCATGGTCGTGCCATCGAAGGTGTAGACACCCTCCGGCCGGTGCTCAGGCAGCACATGCACCTGGAAGTAGCCGGTCTCCTGATACCGCAGCTTGGCCTGCCTCACCTGGGTGCGAGCAGCGTTCGCCGCGGCCTTGCCGCTGCCAGCGGTCTGCATGTACTTGAACCGGCTGAAGCGATACCGGAACTCAAACGGCTCACCGGCGTAGACATCAGCCTTTGACCAGTCGCCACGGGCCACCACCGTGCTGCCGCTGGCCGCCTCACCCAGCAGCACGCCAGCGCTGTAGTGCACCCCATCACCCATGGAGAACGGTGCCCACACCTGCGTGAGTGCAGTGGCGGGGTACGGCAGGGTGAACGTGGTCTTGCGTGTCACCGCGTCGTAGACACCCTTGGCCATTCGCATGGCAGCAGGTGTCTCCGTGGTGGTGGTCACGCAGCGATCCAGCAGCAGGGGATAGCTGATCTCATCAGTGCTCTGCAGCCGGTCCTGCGCTGACACCTGCTCGAGGTAGACCTTCTGCCCGTAGCGCACCAGCAGGTAGAGGATCTCCCGCACACACAGCACCTGCAGGATCTCGTCAGCACCAGCAAAGACCCAGTGCGACCAGCTGCTCTGTGCACGCTGCTCGCCCTGCCCGCTGCTGCGCATCAGGGTCTTGTAGGCGTAGATCCGGTTGGTGCGGTTGGCCTCGCTGGTGATGGCGAACAGGCTGCCACCCACCTCGTTGATCGCCAGCTTGTAAACACCACCTGGGATGTAGGAGGAGACGTGCTCGGTGATCTCATCCGCCACCGCCACCATCGCGGTGCCAGCACCACGGAAGCGGAAGTCCTGGAACCGGGTCCACTGGCCATTGGCCTGGGCGAACACGATGCCGCCACCCATCACCTGGGGTCGCACCCTGGTGTCCACCTCGTAGCTGGTGAGCACCGTGATCCGGGCCGTGCTGGCCGTCAGTGCCACATCACCACCGCTCAGCAGGAACTGGTACTGAGCCGAGAAGATGATCAGGTTGTCCTGCACCGGCACCGCATACCGCAGCACTGACACCCGGTTGTTGCTGGCCCGCAGGTCAATCGGGTCCGAATCCAGCGTGGTAGTCACCGTCTCCGGGAAGAAGGAGAAGAACTCCCCCGGCCGGCTCAACACCACCGACTCATCAGCCAGCACACCAAGCCGGTTGCGGAACACGAAGATGTCGTTGATCGACTTGCCGATGAACGAAGGATCGGGCGCGGTGTTGTAGTCACCGGCGGTGCGCTCACCCCACTTCGGCAGCTTCACCGTGCCAACAGTGCTGGCATCCAGCGGCCCGAAGTGGAAGGTGCCATCCGGCTTGCGCACCAGCACGTGCGGCATGGTGCTGGCGCTCAGCTTGTACTCACTGCCTGGGGCCACCGTCTCAATCCAGGCGCCCTCACCAAAATCACCCTGCCCATCACGTGGCTTGAACTGAACGAAGTAGCCATCCCACTTGTTGCCAGGGTCGCCGGCGATCTCCACCAGATAGCCCTTGGGTGCGATGGTCGGCAGCTCGGTGAACGCCTGCACTGAGCTGGTGATGCAGGTGATGCCTGCGTTGGCCCGGGCATCACTGGCTGCGATCGAGAAGGCAGTGCTACTGGTGAAATGCAGGACACTGCCGAACCTGGTGATCGTCACCCCAGCCACGCTGGCCAAGCCGGTCTTGAGGGCCTCAGCGATCTCAGCTGCGCTTATCTTCACCTCTGTCACCGTGGTGCCATTGGCGATCACCGCAGCGGTGGCGGTCTTCACCTCGGCCGTGGTGGTGTCGAGCGTGACCTTGTAGGTCTGGCCGTAGTTGGCCGCCTTGATCCACACCAGCGCCTCATGCAGTGCCGGCCGTGGGGTGATCGGTGTCAGCGCCGGATCCATTGCCGGCTTCTGCTTGGTGTTGAGGATGAAGGTGTAGTCCGCAATCGAGGTGGCGCGGATCTGATCACGAGCGCTGGTGACAGTGCTGAGGTAGCCGTACCCACCAGGGGCGCTCACGGTCTTCTCCACACCGGCCAGGTCGTACACCTTCACCCCTGTCTTGGTGATGACGGCCAGATACTCCTCGTTCTCGTCTCTCAAGATCGAATGGATGAACGCATCCCCAAACGGGGTGTCGCTCACCTTGGCCAGTACCTTGCTGCCATCGCGCTTGCGCAGCCCCTCAGAGACTGAGCTCACCCCATTGATCTGAACCTCGCCCTGACTGGGGTCACGCTGGCCATCAGGCTGCTGGCTGATCCCCTGAATCAGGTTGGGGATGAGAACCGAGACAGGACTAGCCAATGACCTGGCCCCCGTTGATGCCACGCATCAGCCCCCACCCAGGCTGGTAGGTGGGGAACGGCCGCAGGCCAGGGCCACCGGTCAGGCTGTTGGGCTGGGCCTGCGACAGCTCGGTGCGCATCAGCTCGGTCAGCGCCGCCTGCTCATCCAGTGCTGTGTACCGGATGGTGGAGTCAGCCCCCAGCACGCGGGTGGCAAACACCCTGGCGGAACGGATCGTCGTCCACCGGTTGAACGCCTCTGGGCTCTCATCCCACGGCAGCAGCCAGACCACATCAGCCGTGATCTCGCTGATGTCATCCTCCAGCTTGTAACCACGGGTCCACTTGTCGTAGACACGTTGGCCTCTGACGATGAAGCGGCCGTCCCACTGGTACTGGTTGACGGCAAAGCTGATCACGTTGGCCGGCACCACCACCTCCTTGGTGGCTGCGTCCTTGTGGAAGGGGTAGCTCTGCTCTGAGTTCCAACTCCAGCCACGCAGCTGGCCTTCCCTGTGGAACTCGAGGATGGTCCGCTCTGCCACCCGGGCATCGTGAACCTGCTGGTTCTCCAGCTGATCCACCGGCATCTCACCGATGTTCTCGAGCAGGGTGTTGACCCCCTCCAGCAGGGTGGTCCTGCCGGGCGTCATCCCTTGATTAGCCAGGCCCATCCCTGAAGTGCACAGGTGCAGCCCTCATCGTATGGGGGCACAAAAAAAGGGGCCAGCCGAAGCCAGCCCCCTCCGTGCTTTCTGTCTGAGCCAGCCTAGGTCAGGCAGTGACCAGTGCCACAGCCGACTCAGCACGCAGGATGCCCATGCCGATGGCTTGGCGGGCCACCATCAGGGTTGCCTGGTATTGGATGTTCCAGTCACCAGAAGTGATCTGGAGAGAGGGGCTCAGCAGGGTCAGCACACCCACCGCATCCTTGTTGAAGATGAGGCCGTGGCACTTGCTCAGATCCTGGGCGTAGTCGGCGTTGTAGTCGCCGGCCACCAGGGCGTAAGCAGGCTGGTTGATGTGGTTGCTGCTGTAGATGGGGATGCCAGCCACGCGCATCGTGGTGCCCTGGGCGATGGTGCCGTTCGAGCCATTGCCACCGTTGAAGTCGGTGTTGATGGCACGGCTGGACATCGTGATGGCGTAGTAGTCCTCAGGGGTGAAGACAGCCACGCAGCCATCAATGCCCACATCCTTCTTCTCAAGCGCAATGCGCGCATCGAAGATGGCTTCCACCAGAGCATCGCCCTTGGCTTGGCGGGTGGCGCCAGCACCGGTGTAGCCGGTGCCCAGGGTGATGGTCTTACCGATGCGACCGGTGTTGTTGGCAGGGCCCTTGGGCTTGGCGGTGCCGTCCTTGGCCAGGGGCTCGGTGGTGTTGGCAGCAGCCGCATAGATCATGCGGGCCACACGCTTGTCGTACTCATAGGCCAGAGCACGGCCGAGCTCAGTGGTGTAGATGGAACGCACGTCGTAGTACGCCATCAGCTCGTCGATCTGAGGGATCGCTGCATCAGCAATCATCAGAGCGTCGAGGTTCAACACACGCTCGTTCAGGTCAGAGGGGTCATTGCCCTCGCCCAGAATCGGGGTGCCCGGCTTGTGGTAGCGAGCTGCCATCTTGCCCGTGATCGGGAAGGCAACGCTCTTGCCACCTTTGATGTTCCGCTCGCGGGTCTTGCCCTTGAAGATGCAAGCCTCCTCAAAAGCAGTGAGCACCTCAGCGGCACCCAGCTTCAGGAAAAGAGCGCGATCCTTATCTAGGCCAGTAGCACCAGGGCCCCACGTGGCGGCATCGCCTTTGATCTGACCAATCCGCTGCAGCGCGGCATCGGGAGGAGTAGCCATGAGTTTGCAAAGAGAAGTGATCGGGTCTCACTTCCGCCTTCACCAGCTCGGGTTATCCCCGCAGGGGCCCGTCAGTTGCAGGGGTGAGGAGTATTCCCTGCTCTGAAGGTACTAGAACACATCACTCCTGGCGAGGATTGCTCGCACCTTCTCGCGGTACGCCTCATCCACGTCGTACAGCTTCTGGCCCTTGTCGTTCCGCTTGGTCATTGCATCCAGCACCTGCTGCTTGGACTCGAACTTCAGGCCCTCACCAGGTGCCTTGCCGCCGATCAGCTTCGGCTCAGCCTGCTTGGCAGGGCCGGCCTGCATGGCCTGCATGGCCTTGAGCGCCCAGCGGATGGCATCCTTGTTGCCGCTGTTCACCACAGCGTTGTAGTCCACCAGCTGCTGGGCATCGAGGTTCTCCACTGCCCACTCGCTGATCTGCTTGAACCCTTCGTCACCACCCACCATGGCCTTGAGCTGGGCGGTGTCATCAGCAGTGAGCTCTGCGCCTTCAGGGGCAGCAGCCTGCTCAGGCTTGGCCAGGTACTGCTCAACC